GAAGTGAATCAGTACTTAACTGGGTACGTAGAAGAGAACGCTTTATGGGAAGACATCAAAACAACAACAGATTAGCTGGTGTTGTAGCTGCTATTAAGTGGGGTGGTGTTTTAAACATGGGTGTTCCTGCTATGAAAAAAGTTATTTCTGACCAAAAAAAAGTAGTACGTAGTAGGCGAAAAGAAGCTTATGAACTTGCTAGTAAAATAGCTGACGAAAATGCTGCTAAAGCAGTTTCAGCTAGAATCAGAAAAACATTAACTAATAAAGTTGAAGAACACAACTCAAAAAATCCTAAGCACAGAGCAACACTAAGAATGTTAATTGCTGTGTTTAATAGAGGTGTAGGTGCTTATCGTACAAACCCTGGTTCAGTTCGTGGAAATGTTTCAGGACCTGACCAGTGGGCTGTAGCCAGAGTTAACGGGTTCCTTCATGCATTGAGAACAGGAAGATTTAAGAGAAAGCCTTATGACCAAGATTTACTTCCTTCATCACACCCACTCTCATCTAAAAAGGGTAATGATGAAATGAAAGCAAGTTTTGTTCGTATAGGTCAATCTGTTTCTTGGTCAATCAATAAGGACCCCGACCCACCTTCAACAGTACATGGTGTTGTAACGAGTGTAAATGGAAAAGACAAAGAAGCCACTATGTTAGTTTGGGCTATTAACGAAGATGGTAGTCATAAAAAGACTGATAGAAAAGTTACTATGCCTATCTCTAAATTGACTATTATTAAAGATATCACTAAGTAAATACCACACACTTTATAACCATTTGTTATTATTTCTATATATGCACCTAAATAAATCTGTTAACAGTTTATATAGGAGATACACTCGTGAGTGAAATTAAGAATATCGACTTAGAATTTAAAGCGGACGGTGAAGGTAAAGTTTCTGCTGTATTCTCAGTTTTCAATACATTAGATAGTGATGGAGATGTAGTAATTCCAGAAGCTATCAAATCAGGATTTAAATCAGGTTCAGTGCCAATGGTATGGGCTCATAAATGGGATATGCCAATCGGAAAAGGTGCAATCAAACAAGATGGCGATAAAGCTACTTTTGAAGGTGAATTTTTCATGGACACAGAATCTGGTAAAGAAGCATACAATTTAGTTAAAGCTATGGGAGACCTACAACAATGGTCTTTTGGTTACAGAGTTAACGATTCAGAAAGAGGTAAATTCAAGAGCGGTGATAAGGATGTTGACGCAAGATACTTAAAAGACTTATCAGTCTACGAAGTATCTCCTGTTCTAGTAGGTGCTAATCAAGACACATACACAATGGCTATTAAATCTAATAAAGAACTATTAGAGGAAATGGCTTCTGAAAAGGGTGTTCTTGGTAATTCTACATTTTTAGAAAATGAAGAGCCTGAAGAAGAGCAAACCGAAGAAGAAAAATCAACTTGCTGTGGTGGACATAACTGTGCATCAGCAGTAGAAGAATCATCAGACGAAAAAAGTTATGGTAATTGTGACTATGACAAAACAGGCAAATGTGCCAAAGATATGAAAAAGTCTGATGATATAGAGAATTCAGAGGAAGTTTCTAAAACTTTCTCAGATGAGGTCAAAGACGTGCTTGCTGCGTTACATGACTTGATGACACGAACTAACGCCATTGCGATGTTACGTGCCAAAGACGGAAGGAAATTAGGAGTCAAAGCCACTGAAGCATTAAGGGCTGTTCAAGAAGACTTGTCAGATGCATGGACAGAAATTGACCAATTCATCGAACAAGTTGGAACCGAAGGTGCTTTAGAACAAGACTTAGAGGACGAACAAGCTGAAGATATTGAAGATGTTGTAGAAGAACCAACAGATTTAGTAGACACTGAAGAAGTAGCTGTTGAAGCTGAACCAGAAGATGAAGTAGAGAAACCTGCTGAAGAGTCTGATGAAGCTGAAGTTACTGAAGAAGTTCCAGTAGATAACACAGAATCAGTCGAAAATGATGAGCTTGACGACGAAGTGTGGATAGAGAGCCAAAGATTAATAGCAGATGCTATTGATGCAGAAGCTCAAAACGACGAAGTATAAGTATATCTAATAGGAGATAATTACAGTGAGTAAAGTAAAAGAGCTTAGAGAAAATATCGCTAAGTCACGTGAAGAACTTAAATCTGTATTTGATGCTCCAGCTGAAGAAGGCAAGTACTCTCATGACCAAAAAGAGAAAATTAAAGGTCTAAATGATGAGCTTGCTGGTTCATTAGACGAGCTAAAGATTGAAGAATCTAAAGCTGCTAATGAAAAAGCTATGGAAGTTAGCAACGAAGTTGTTAATGAACTTCCTGTAGCCGAAGAAGCTCCAGCTGGCGTTAAAACAATAGGTGAGCAATTCACAAACACTGATGCTTATGCAAAATACATGAGCAATGGTGTTAAAGGCGTAGATTCTCAAGCAGAATTTAAAACAACATTAAATACCACAGGTTATCCACCAGAGTCATTAAGAGCACCTGGAATATTAGAGACCGCTTTAAGAGACCCAAATGCAATAATTGGATTGTTTGACCAAATCAATACAGACCAAAATGCATTTGTATATCTTGAAGAGACAACATTCACAAACAATGCAGGTGAAATTGCAGAAGCAGGAGACATCTCCTCTGCAAACGAAGGTGCATTGGCATTTACAGAGAGAACAGAAAGCATTCGCAAGATTGCTACTTTCTTACCTGTAACTGACGAATTGTTGGCTGACGTTTCTGGTATCCAAGGTTATGTTAATTCACGTCTCACCACAATGATGAGATTAAGAATGGACAACCAATTACTAAACGGTAATGGTTCCGCTCCAAACTTGACTGGTGTATTATCAAAATCTGGTATTAACACATTTGACTACTCTGCATTCAGTGGAGAGTTAAACAGACTTGGACAAGTGTATCAAGCAATTACTGAAATCAGAAAAGACTCTTTCGTAGAGCCTGATGCAGTTGTTATGCACCCAAGTGACTGGTATCAAATCGTTACAGCAGTAACAGACCAAGCAGGAACATCCTCAGCTGGTTATGCAAGCAAAAACCCATTAATCGTCGCCGCTGGTGGCTTTGGTGGAGACGTAGCTGCAAAACTTTGGGGTCTAAATGTAGTTCCAAGCACAGCAATCGCAGAAGGTACCGCATTAGTCGGTAAATTCGGTGGTGGCGATGCTGCTCAAATTGTTACTCGACAAGGTGTAGACCTTGCTATATCTGACAGCCATAGTGACTTCTTTGCGAAGAATCAACTAGCTATCAGATTAACCATGAGAATGGGCTTTGTGGTCTATAAACCAACAGCTTTCTGTTCTATAACAAACTTCTAAGTTTGATTTAGACGATAGTTTAGATAAGGGCTTCTTCGGAAGCCCTTTTCTTTTAACAATATAGGAGAAAATAATACCAAATAATTTGGTTTAATAAGTTAGGATTAATCATTATGTATACAATTCCAGAAAAGAACATTTATAAGCTACCTGATGGGAAGTTATGGGAAGGTGACGCAGTTGATGTGCCATATTCTCAAGCAGACCTAATTGCTAAAGCTGGTAAAGAATACCCTACTGATTGGCTCAAAGAGCAAGGTTGGGGTAAAAAAGCTAAAGCTGAGAAAAAAGCTCCAGCTAAAAAAGCTGAGAAAAAAGCTCCAGCTAAAAAGGCTCCAGCTGAAAAAGCAGTTAAAAAATCAGACGTAGAAGATAAAGCAGTTAAAAAAGACGTCGAAGACAAGTAGGAGGTCTAAATGGCTTTCTCAACGGCAGCTGACGTAGAGTCTTATACCCAAATAGACTTTGACTCTAGCTTAGAGACTCATTTAACTAACAATCTCATACCTTTCGTAGATGCCGCTATTAATCAATATGTCGGTTACAACCTTTCACATGGTACTAAGACCGAGACATTTACTGGCGACCAAACACACGAAATATTTTTAAGACATCTACCTATACATTCCATTACATCTGTAGTGGAAGATGATACAACATTAACAGAAGGTAATTCTGCTGATTTTGTTTTTTATGATAGTGGTAGGTTAAGAAGATTAGGTAAGAGATGGTCTTATGCTAAAGAACAAAACATTGTAGTAACTTATGTATCTGGGTACACAGCATTTGATGGTGGATTAGACACCGATTTACCAATACAAATAAAAATGGTTTCTGCAAGAGCTGCTGCAAGAATACTAGAAAACACTTTATCAGTATCATCACAACAAGAACCTGGAGAAATATCTGCACAAGGTTCATCTGATGCTGGTAACTTTAATCTAGCAATGTCAGAAAGAATAGGTGATTATTCAGCTGATTACGGAGTAGGTGTTGATGCACTATCGACAGCACCATTAACTCAATCAGATATGAATCTATTGTCACCTTATAGAAAGTCTTACTTTGTGTAATGCCTAATAAGCAGACTCCATCAATAGAAGAGGCAAAAGAATTATTCAAAGCTAACCCTCATTACAAGTTAAAAGATTTTGCTAATGATTGGGGCGTCTCTATAGAACGTGTAAGGCAAATCAAAAAAGAAGCAGGCATAGTTCCAATGTCAGAAATAGACACGAGTATTGTTGAAATAATTTTAGAGAGAATAAGAAACGGTGAAGCAACTTTGACTAATCGTGAACTATATAAAGGATTACCAGTAGGTTACGACAGATTTAGAACATGGATGATGAAAGATTCTAGTATTAAAGAACAATGTGATTTAGCTAGAGAGGAATACTTATCTACTGATAAAGTAGAAAAGAAATGCTATAAATGTGAAATTATAAAACCTATAGATACATTTAATAGAAGTCAAAAGTATCAAGATGGATTCAATAGATATTGTATAATTTGTCAGGAACAGATTATAGAGGAAAAAGATGATGTTAAAAGAAAGACTTGTTTTATGTGTAAGCAATCTCTATCAGTTAAATCTTTTAACAAAAATAGAACTATGAAAGATGGATATTCTTTATTTTGTAAGAATTGTCAAAGAAAAGAACGTAGGTCTAAGAGAAGACTAAATAACTTAACTTCCTAATCTAACTGCTAGATTTATAGTATGGCAGGCTCATATCCCGAACGTTTATTAATACATAGAATATCTATTCAAAGAACTGTTGGTGCTAATTATGACACTCGTGGTTTAGATTCAGATGTATGGACTAATGTAGCTACTAATGTACCCACTCGTATGGTCTTTGGTAGTGAAACAGAAAGTAGAGATGGTAGAAATACTGTCGTGCAAAACTGGTCAGCATACTTTACTGGTACAGTAGATTTAAAGTCATCTGATAGAATTTACTGGGATGATGAAGACCAATATTTTGAAATTAGTAGTGTAAGGAAGAGTCACAATCGAGTAGGCAGATTATTCTCAGTACAAGCTGAACTTATTTATTTCGAGTAATGCCTAATATATCAACAAAAAGTGTTGCTGGTCAGTTTGGTGAAGAAACTAAGGTAATAACAAAAAAGACCTACGTATCTGAAGGTCGTAAAGATGTCCTTCTATCCAGAAAACAAGAAGCTTCAGCCTTTCGTATTCTAAGATATTATAACTGGTCAAAGTCATTTGGAATGAAAACTCAGTTTCTTAGTAACATGTCCAATGCATCATATGGTATATTACAAACTCTAAATACAGTTTCTGCTTTCGCAACTTCTGATAGTTTAGTTCGTTCTATTGCTGCTCGTTATGGTTGGGTTGTTGCTGGTAGAGCTTTTGGTAGAGTTCAAGGTAAAGTTTTACCACAGGGTGGAGGACCTTTTGGTAGGTTCGCACGTGTTAAAGGTGGTCAGTTTTCAAGAAAAGTATTAGGTAATTTTATGAACTACTTTACTACAACGACTATGGAATTTGAAAATGTAGCTGGTACTCAAAGAAAAATAATGAAACAATTACAAACTGCTGGAAGTATAGGACCAACTTGGGCTGGTATGGCACTAGCTGAAGCTATAACTGGAGCACCTGACCCTTATGCTACACAGGCTAGAAAAGTTATGAAAGGTGGTAGGGAAAGAACAATGAAAAGAGATGCGGGTTTTGCCTCAGATGCAGAAGCAGGTAAGACAGATTCGTATTTAAGTAAAAGAGCAGACATATTACAAAGAATGGGTAGTGCTGGTATGAGTGCTCCTGAAATGACATATTTAATAAAAGCAATGGAACAAGGTGGCGACCCTGACGACATAATGAAAAAATATAATGCCCTTAGTTCAGACATAATGAATACTTTGAATAAACACGCAAAACTAGGAACTGGTGGAACTACAGGTCACATGGGACAACGTGCAAGGTTTATTCAGCAAGATATGACCGACAACATGGGTAGACCTGTCATGGAAACAGCTTCCAATATTACTGGATATGATGATACAGGCACTCTTGGATTTGGAAGTCATTATCTACAAAATCAGTTTAACGATGGTACTGGTGGAGGTCCTAGTTTTTATCCTAAAGCAAATAAAGAAGAATCTATAGTCCGAGGTGGTAAAGCTTCTGTAATTGAATATTCCACTACAGATGATACATTTGGTAGTTATACACAATTTAATGAAGATGCTACTCAAGTACAACAACAAAGAGTAAATGAGATACTTTCTGAAGCATTAGGTGTAGATTTATACAAAGGACCTCAACAAATATTTGAAAGTTATTTTGGTGGCTCTGGCACTCAAATGGGTCCTACTGAAATGAAGTACGGTAAAGATTCTAAGCGAACAAGTTACGAAAAAATTATTGACCCCAAAACTGGTAAGTATGCAGGAAGTAAAGAAAAAATTACTGGTGGTACTTTAAAAGATATGACTGGAGAATACAGTGAAGTAAGTAATCAGATAGACCAGACTAATTATAGACTTGTTCGTTCTTCTAGTAATCCTAAAGAGCATAACTATATTGCTTCAAGACCTGATATTATCAAAGGTTTAAGAATGATAGATGCTAAAAATCTTCATAAGAAAAATCCAAAAGGTGGCTTCTTAGCTTACGGTATAGAACTTTATCAACATAAAGGTCTTAGAGATGTTGAACAAATAGAATATGGTGGTCCAGCTACTGACTTGTCAAGAAGTTTAAGAAACAGAACAGATAGATATGTATATGCTAGAAGTATGTTTGTTCATCAAGCAGCACAAAAAGCAGCTAATAAATTAGGTTTAGACGCAAACTTAAAATTCTCAAACCGTAAAGCAGATGTTATGGGAACTTTAAGGAAACGTCAGACTAAAGCTATTTCTCAATATCAAAAAGATAAAAATCAACATACTTCTACGAAAGGTGGGTATACATTATTAGTAGATAAGAGAGTAAGGGAAATACTTAAAGAAGATTTAAAACGAGCCAGAAGTCCAAGGATTGTAGATGGCAACAAGCTTCAATTTAATGATATGAAAGTTTCGGATAATTTAATTCAAGCTGGAGAATACAATAGCCTGAGAAAAGGTGCTAACACTGTTTACTTTACTGACGATGCAGGAAATAGATTATCACATACTTTAAGCCCTAAAGATTACCCACCAGAATTTTTAAATGAATTTGATAAGTTAGAAAAGGATTTAAAAAAGAACTTAACAAGTATATCTGGGGATATGCCTTTATCTGATGAATATTACTTATCAGGTGCTTTTGCTAGGTCTGATGCCCGAAGAAGACAAGCAGGAGTTTTAAGTGATGACTTACCTAGAAATGAATATGGAAACAGAAGACAACTTACACCTAGTCAATTAAGAAGACAAAATTTTAGAGTTAGGGGTGGTGTTTATACTGAAGATGACATTCTTAGCCAAGCCCTTGCTGAAACAGCAGAAGAATTGTTTCCAGAATATTTGAACGAACTTTCTACTATACAAAAAGGAATTGAGGATGAAATAAAGATTAAAGTTGAACAAGGTCAAGCTGCAATCAAGAAACA